GATTTTGCCAGCTTTGAGCGCCCATAGGTGCATGAGCGTCAGGTAGGGGTGGCAGTGCAGGAGGGCGGCGGCCTCGCTGGCGCCCACGAATCCCTTTCGGATGTCTAGCCAATCGGCGCGGCTTTTGGGGGTGACGCGCTGTTTCATGTGGAACGCCTCCGCTCGCGCTTGGCGGCGCGTTGCTTTGTGACGTGGTGGAAGTGGCGGGCGAGCATCCGGGCGAGGCTGAAGCACGCGACAATGTCACGGTCGGAATAGCGCGCCCATTTCAGGGCTTCGATGCAAGCGACGTCGTCGGCCAAGCCCTTCTCGCCGAGGCAGGCGAGCACGTTCGCCATCGTGCGCAAATCCGGCTCGGCCATATTTTCCCCACGCGAATCAGCCAAAGCTCATGTTTACTGAATGAGCGATTGCGCGCAAGAGGGGTGTTCACCCGAGTTGACCGTCACGGTGGATAAAGGGAGATTGCTAACCAAATGCGGCTTCAAGAATACATGGAATCTCGTTACCTGAACGACGCCGAGATGGCCGAGCTTGTCGGCTGTCCGGAACCGTCGCTGCGGCGGTTGCGCTGCGGCTATTCCCGGCCGTCCTTGGAGCGCGCCTATCGCATAGAACAGGTGACGCGCGGCGAGGTCGGGCTGGCCGATTGGCAGTATCCGTTCCGCTATCCGAATACGCCGTCCCGGCAAAAGAAAGCCCCGCGCGCGGCCAGACGGGCGGGGCTTTAAAAAGCCCGGAAAAGACTTTTCATGGAGGGCAATTGCAGTGCCCCTCGCGACATATGGCACGGATTGGGCGGCCGGTTCCTATCATAGGATATTACGGCGAAGCTTGGTGCGCTTTCGGACCATCGCGCCAGAATGCTCTCGGGCATTCCCATGAAGGTCGAGGAATACCGCCAACTCGACCTTTTGAAGGGCAAGCGGCAGCGCGGGGTCCGGCCGCCGGCGGCCTTGGAGTTTCGGACACAGTGCGCTCTGGCGGATTTGCTGCGCTACAGCGCCGACCCGGAGTGGTGGTGGACCAGTTTTCCGGCCGATGGATTGCGGACCAAGGTCACGGCGGCGAGGCTCAAGCGGGCGGGCCTGCGCGCCGGCATGTCCGATTTTATCTTCATCTCGCCGAACGGCCAGTTTTGGGGGCTTGAACTGAAGCGGGGCAAGCTTGGCCGCCTCTCCCCTGCGCAAGAGGCTTTCCGGCATTGGTGCCATCGCCACGGGATCGCCTATGCGGTTGCCGATGGGTTTGACGCGGCGGTCGAGATTCTGACCGCGTGGGGCGTGCTGAAAACGGAGGTCGGCACTTAGGCGCGAGCGCGTCTATCGGCCGAATATGCGGGTTTGCGTCTAACCAAAAGGAGAAACCGATGTGGGTGGATGATCCGGACGAGGGGCTGGCGTGGGTCAAGGACGTCGCGGGACGGCAATGGGCGGAAGCGGAGGTGATCCAAAAGGGAATCGAGATTGTCATACGGCTCACGGATAGGGTCGAGGAGCAGAGTAATAAAATCAAGACGTTGAACGAAGCCGTTGAAGCAACGCGCGATATTATCACACGGCAGCAAGCGTTGATTTATCGACTGGCAAACCGGCTCGGAATCCGACCGGAAGATGCGTGATCGCAAGTGAGTAGAGGTGAAGTCATGACGAGGTAATCGCAAGATGTGAAAGGACGGAAGATGAGCGGCCAGCCTTATTTAAAGTTTTTCCCGACTGATTGGCAGGGCGACGAATGCGTGGCGCTTTTGTCGCTTGCGGCCCGTGGATTGTGGTGGGAAATGCTTCTCATCATACACAAAGCGGGTGGATATTTGCGCACCAACGGGCGGGCGCTCTCGGAACCCGAATTGGCCCGAATGGTCCGCGCCGACACAAGCGAAGTTGCGGCATTGATTGAGGAATTGGAAACGGCTGGGGTTTTTAGCCGGGACGATGCCGGAACAATATTCAGCCGCCGAATCCTGCGCGATCTCAAAAAGGCCGAGGCTGACAAATCAAACGGAAAACTCGGGGGAAATCCGCTACTTAAGAGGGTGGTTAAGGGGCGGGTTAAGCGCCCTGTTAACGGGGAGGTTAAGCCCCATGGCGCGCGTCCAGAGTCCACTTCTGACTTCCTTACGGAAGAGGAAGAAGGGGACGACCGCGCGAGTCCGCGCGACGCGGACGGCTGCGCTGTGTTGAGCGCCGCTCCGCCGTCCACGGACGACGACAAGGAAGAAAGTCAGAAAGAAATAAAATCACTCCTTGGCCGCGTCGAAACGGAGTTCCCGCCGTTGCAGCGCAACCGCATCGTCGGACGCTTGGAGGTCGTCCACGATCCGGCGGCCTACCTGCATCGCTGCCTCGCCTCGAAAGGCTATCGCGATCACAAACCGCGGGCTGTCGTCGACGCCGAGACGCTTGAGATGCGCCACCGAATCGAACTCATCCGCCAGCGAAAGGCCGCCCAATGACCAGCGACGCCGATTATCAGACCAAAGCCCGCAAATGGCTCGCGGAACAGGCCGGCGGCGACAAAAACGCGACGGTCGGCGCCATGCTGCGACCGACCGAAATCGAGCGCTGGAACGCCTGGAAAGCCTACTTTCAGGCGAAAGCCTGCAAGGCCGAGCTGCACGGCATGGAGCTTTGCGAACGCGACCGGGGCCATTCCCGCGAACCCGGCACGAACATTTGCTGGCGTATGTTCCCAGCCGATTGGCCCCACGAATTCGACCCGAAAGGCGCCGCCGATGCCCGAGCCTGACGATTTCGCGCCCCTCTCCTTCGCCGTCGCTCACTGGTTCGAGAAGGTTCGCCCCACGTTCGCCCATGAAAGCGAACCATACGGCCCGGTCGAGCCGCCCGAGGCCAAGCTTGAACGGCTGCGGCAGACGATTTGGAACGAAACCCTGGTCATCGGCCCGGAGCTCGGCAAAAAGCTCGACGAGATGGCCGCCAAGCTTGCCGCTGCGAGGAAATCGTCATGACCGAAAAACCCAAAATCCAGGCAAGCCGTCAACCGCCACGCCTGCTCGATCTGGTCCGCAAACACGGCGGTTACGACAAAATCACCCCGGAATCTTGGGCGGAATGGGACCGAGAAACCGCGGAATATCGGGCGGATGTGGCCAAGGGGACGCTTTGGGAGCGTCCGGATAAGCTCACATGATCGCCCCTCGATCCCGCGAGCCAAACGGACGCTTGCGCCGGCAACTCGCCAGAGCCGACGAGCGCTTGGTCGCCCTCACGGCAGCGCAACCCCACCGACGCGGCGAAACGACAACCGCAGGCGCCATGCCCTGGCAGCGCGCCATCAAGTCCGGACGCATCCGCAATCGCGGCGGCTACAGCGGCGGCCAGCTCGAACAGGCAGGACTCGCCTTCACCGAGGTTCGCGAAAACTACCTGCGCGCCATCGGAGCCCCCCGCGGCTTCATTTCGAGACGCGGGAAAGGATCCGACTTGCCGCCAAGCTTGCGCAGGAAATGGCTGCGCGGATGGGCCGAGGCGTGCGCCGCGCTCGGCAATGGCCTCTTGCTGGTCGCAATCGGGGCCGTGGAGGGCCATCCGGACGAGGACGAGAGGCTATGGACCCGCCAGCACGCAAACGCCGTCAGCGACGCATTGCGTTTGCTCGCCGAACATTTCAAGCTGCGGTGAAACAGGGGGAAATCATGATCGAGATTGTTATTCGCAGCGATGACCGGGGCCATTCGTTCAAAGCCTTCGTCAACGGCGAGCAAGTCGGTAACGCCACCAATCAGCCGTTCTTTGCCACAGCACGAAAACTGCTCGATGAAGGCACCGATCCGGAAACCGAAATCACCATGCGGCACGAAAAATCACAAATCGTGTCAAAACGAGCCACAGTCGGAGAAGCAGCCAAGCTTATCGTGATCGAGAAAGAAAAAGTCGGGCCAATTTTCGGAAAATGGAAACCGAGTCCATTCGCTGCCAGATAGCGATTGTGGCTCCGCCGTTGTAGGGGCTGGGGCTGATTTGGGGCGGTTGACGTATCGCTGCCTTGCGCTACTTCAGAATCAGGGCAGGAGGAACACCCGATGAAAGTGCTCGCAACCGCCGAACCCATGCGAATCGTCGCCGTCGACCATCAGCAATGGGCCGTCCAGCGGCTCTTCAAATACGTCAATCCCCCGCCCAGGAAGCGCGACGACCCGCCAGAATGGAAAACATTCAACTACTTCTGGAACCGCGACTCGATGATCCAATACCTGCGCCAGCAGAGGGCGATGGACGCAACCCTCGACATCGACGGGCTCGTGTCGAAGGCTCTCGAGATGCCTGCGGAGTTCTCCGATGCGCTCTATCGGAACGAGGGCGGGGCACCTGAAGGGGATGGTCACGACGCCCCCGCCCCCGCCAACTGATCCGTTTGTGCGGTGAACAATGGGCGGTTGTAGCAGTGGAAAATGCAACCTCCCACCTTGACAGCGAAATTATCTTGCGCCAACTGTCAGTTGCGCAGTCTGAAGTTGCGCGTCCCGGCCCTTGCTATCAGCGGGGCTTTTCGCATTTGTGGATACACTTTTGACGAAGCCAAAAAAGCTCGTCCTCCACGAAAAAGGCCCGCGATCTCGGCAGAATCGGACCTCAGAAGGCTCGCCAGGGTCAGGACATGACCCAAAATCAGGGCGCTTCGTGAAGGGGTATAAAGGCGGGCCTGGCCGAAAAGCGGGAACGCGCCGCGATCTGGAACACGCACTAGTTGATGCGGTCGTGCAAAACTTCGCAGAGCACGGCGAGGCGACCATCGAACGGGTGCGCCAAGAAGATCCGTCGACCTATCTGCGCATCGCCGCTGGCCTCTTGCCCAAGGAAATGAACGTCAATGTCCGATCAGATCTCGGAATTGATACGTTTGTTCAGCGAGTCCGAGAACTGGCGGCCCGAGGTGCAGGCGGAAATGCGGGCGATGTGGCCCGAATTCCGCAGACTATTGACCAAGAGCCGACTAACGGAGTGGGCCATTCAGTGCGGCTTCCTCCCGGCAAGCCACCATCGGATCATCATTGACGAGCTAGAGGCGGTTTCCGAAGGCCGCAACGACCGGCTCGTGTTGACGCTTCCGCCCGGGTCCGCAAAGTCGACTTATGGCTCGGTGCTGTTTCCGCCGTGGTATCTGGCCAACCATCCGGACCGGCTGATTATCGCGGCCAGCCATACCGTCGAGCTTGCGGAGCGCTGGGGCCGGCGCGTGCGCAACCTCGTCGGCGATCATTCCGACACGCTCGGCTTCTCGATCTCATCCGATAATTCCGCCGCGGGACGGTGGGAAAACACAAGCGGCGGCGAATACTTTGCGGCAGGCGTCGGCGGCTCGATTGCCGGTCGGCGCGCCGACTGTTTTCTGATCGACGACCCGATCCGGAGCGCCGAGGACGCCGACTCCAAAATCATCCGGGACAAGATTTGGGACTGGTGGACGGGCGACGTCGTGCCTCGCCTCAAGCCTCACGCGGCGGTGATCATCATCACAACGCGCTGGCACGAGGACGACCTTGTTGGCCGGCTTCTGGTCGAGGAACCGGGCCGGTGGCGGGTCTTGAATATTCCGATGGAAGCGGAGTCGCTCGATGACCCGCTCGGGCGGCCGGTCGGCGCCAGGTTGTGGCCCGAGTGGTTTACGCAAGAAATGGTCGAGGTCGCCAAGCGCAATCCACGCATTTGGAGCGCGCTCTATCAGGGAAGGCCAGCGCCCGACGAGGGGAGCTACTTCAAGCGCGAGTGGATCGTCGATGTTGATCGCCTTCCGGAACGAGCGGGATTGCGGGTCTATGGCGGGTCCGATTATGCCGTCACCTCTGACGGCGGCGACTACACATGCCACGTCGTCGTTGGCGTCGACGAGGATCGCAACCTGTACCTCCTCGACCTATGGCGCCGGCAAGCCTCCTCGGATGTCTGGGTCGAGGCTTTTTGCGACTTGGTCAAGAAGTGGAAGCCGATGGGCTGGGCCGAGGAAACGGGACAGATCAAGTCTGGCGTTGGTCCCTTCCTCCTCAAGCGCGCCCGTGAGCGGCAAGCGTACACGGTGAGGGAGCAATTCCCGACCCGGCATGACAAGGCCGTCCGGGCGCAATCCATACGCGGCCGCATGGCCATGCAGGGGCTTCGGGTGCTGCGCACCGCGCCGTGGCGGGGCGACCTGATCGACGAGCTGTTGCGGTTTCCGGTCGGCGTGCACGACGACCAGGCCGACGCGCTCGGGCTCGTCGGGCAATTGCTCGACAAGATGCTCGCGCCGGTCAAGGACAAGATCGTCGTCAAGCCGCGCCGCGATGCGTGGGCGGACGCGCCGTCGAACGGCGTCAGTTGGCAGACAGTCTGAGGTTGACCAATGGGCTGGTGGCAGGAGCTGTTCGGCGCTC